TCAAGACTAGATATGGTCTTGTTGCTAACCCATTTGCTGAAACAGGTGCCATTTCTGGTGCTCACACTCCAGTAAATGACGCTGGTTCTGCTAACGCTAACAGATACTACCAAAGAGTTAAAGTTTCTAACTTAATGTAATATTTGTTGAGTTTTCAACAGTAATTAAAAAGGGGGCTTCGGCCCCCTTTTTTTTGGCCTTCTTCCAGAATGGATAAATATAAGTATGACAGTTACAAGTACATACGCAAGACAACCAACAAAGTTTGATTACGCCTCACCTACACAGTTTAAGTTTCAACTTACAAAACTGCCAAAGGTAGAATATTTTTGTACGGCTGCAAATATACCAGGTATTAGTATACCATCACCATCACAACCTACTCCTCTTGCAGATATTCCGTTACCAGGAGATACAATATCTTTTGATGATTTATCTGTAACATTTATGGTAGATGAGAACTTGGAGAACTACAGAGAGATACATGGCTGGATGTATGGTATTGGGTTTCCTTTTTCACGAACACAATTCGGAAGTCTTGTGGACGCTGGGAATGATAGATTTCCAACACAAGGTAAAGATAGTTTGAAAACGGATCCTGGTAAAGTTAAATATGGTGCGAAGCCATTAGGACCTATATTTTCAGACGCTACTTTAAATGTATTAACAAGTAAAAATAATGCAAATATAGAAGTCAGATTTAGTGATGTTTTTCCTATTACTTTGTCTGGACTTGATTTTAACCAACAAGCTGATGATGTAAATTACTTATCGGCAACAGTTACATTTAAATATAAGATTTTTCAATTTGCTACAAAAGGTGCAAGTAGAACAACAAATACCGTCACCTAAAGCTTTACAATTTTATATAATTATGATAGGATGTATATATTATGGATTTAGAAAAACTACAAGAACAAGCTGATAAAGATTTAAAAATTAACGATACTGAACTTGATTTAGAATCTCTTAAAACACCACAACTTCACAACAAATATTTAAAACACTTAACAAAATTTAAGTTAATGTTAAGTCGTGCTGAAGGCGATTTATATAATACCAAAAGAGAACTTTGGGAATATTATACTGGTAAAGCAGACGCCTCTGTTTATGCACAAAAACCATTTAACTTTAAGTTGTTAAGACAAGATGTTGACCAATATATTCAATCAGACGAAAGATATATTAAGTCAAAACAAAAAGTAGATTACTTGCAAGCAACAGTAGATTTTTTAGATAGAACAATTAGACAAATCACTAATAGAACTTTTACAATAAAAAATGCAATTGATTGGCGTAAGTTTACTAGTGGTGCAATATGATAGAAGTACATGATAATAAATTACCTTTTTATGTTCAACAACAGGTTTATAATTTTATTATAAATTCAATGTTTAGGATAAAAGGTTGGGAAGATAGAAATGATACTGATATTAAAAAGTATGATTTACATTCTAATTGGACACTAGAAGATATAAAAGGTTCTGGATTATATCCTTATCTTGAAGCGATACATTCTTTTGATAAGTTTGATAAGTGTATGGTTAACTTAACAAAACCTGGTGACCATTATTATACACATTGTCATGGCGAAGATGAAATGGTTGTTTTATATTATGCTAACCTAGAATGGCGAGATGGTTGGGCAGGTGAAACAATGTTTTATAATGATAGAAGAGAGTCTATAAAATCATATGACTATGTACCAGGAAGAATTATAAAATTTGATGGTAAACAACCACATTCAATAAGACCTCAATCATTTATAGGTCCTCAATATAGATTTACTATATCAACATTTTTTAAGGTGTAAAATGAAAGTTATAAAAGAAACTATTTTTCCTACAGTTACACATATATTTGATAATGTATTAGAACCAGAATATATTGATAGTATGAAAGAGGATATTATCAATGAATCTATTGAAAATAAAAGAAAACAATGGCAGTCAAATCCTAGATTACAAAAACATAAAAAATATAAAGCGTTGGCTGATAAAGCCTTAGAGGCTGCCAAGTATGTATTAAATGAACAATCTTACGAGTATGATGTTTGTTACATTACAAATATGTGGTCAAATATAATGAAACCTGGTGAAATGCATAGACCACACACACATTCAAATAATTTATTAAGTGGTGTTTTTTATGTTCAATCAGACCAAGGAGCGAATATTCAAATGTATGACCCTAGGCCACAGGCAGATGTATTAAGACCTCAACCTAAAAATTATACAAAAGAAAATTCTACTATTTGGTTTTTTCCCTCAATAACAAATAGAATGATTTTATTTCCCTCTTGGTTACAACATTTTGTTCCTACTAACGAATCTAAAAACGATAGAATTAGTATTGCTTTCAATGTTATGTTAAAGGGTAAGATTGGTTCTCCTGAAGAATATCAATCTGCTGAATTTTAAATGACCAATACTAGATATCTTATTATTGACAAAAAAGATGATGTCTATTTAAAGGTAGAGGCAGACGAGGATATAAGAAGAGAATTAGGTCAATTCTTTACCTTTGAAGTACCTGGTTTTAAGTTTATGCCACAATTTAGAAACAGAGTATGGGACGGTAAGATTAGATTGTTCTCATATCAGACAGGTCAAATTTATGTTGGTCTATATCCATACATATTAAAATGGTGTGAAGATAATGGTGTTCATGTTGTTGACGGTACTAAAATACAAGATACAAAGGTTGACAATAGTAAGGTTGACGCATTTATTAAAGCATTAAAAATACCATTTACAGTTAGAGATTATCAAAAGGAGGCATTTGTTTATGCAACTAAAAAAAATAGGTGTTTGTTACTTTCACCCACAGCTAGTGGAAAATCTCTTATTACTTATCTTCTTGTTAGGTTTAACATTCTTCGGTTAAAGGAACAAAAGAAGAAGATATTAATAATAGTACCAACCACATCTTTGGTAGAACAATTGTTTAAAGACTTCAAAGATTATGGTTGGTCACCTGAAAGAAATGTACATAGAATATATCAAGGTCATGGTAAAGAAACAACTAAACCTGTGATTATATCTACATGGCAATCTATCTATAATTTGCCTAAAAAATGGTTTAAAGATGTTGGTATGATAATAGGTGATGAAGCACATTTATTTAAAGCCGTTTCACTAACAAAAATATTGACAAAGTTAGAAAAGTGCCCATATAAAATTGGTATGACAGGTACTTTAGATGGTAGTAAAACACATAAACTTGTATTAGAAGGATTGTTTGGTGCTGTTAACAAGGTAGTATCTACAACCGAATTACAAGAAAAGAAACAACTGGCCGATTTAAAAATATATTCTTTGATATTAAAACATGGTGCGATAGAGTGTAAACATGCACATGGTTTTACTTATCAAGAAGAAATGGATTATATTGTACAATCGGATAAAAGAAATAAATTTATAAGAAATTTAACGGCTGGTTTACAAGGTAATTCACTATGTTTATTTCAGTATGTAGAAAAACATGGTAAAGACTTATATGAAATGATAAAAAATAAAGCAACAGATAAGAAGGTATTTTATGTTCACGGAGGAGTTGACGCAGACGAAAGAGAAAAGATTAGAGAAATTACAGAGAAGGCTGACAACGCTATTATTGTTGCGTCCTATGGGACTTTCAGTACAGGCATTAATATACGGAACTTGCATAACATTATTTTTGCTAGTCCTTCTAAATCTAGGATAAGAAACTTACAAAGTATTGGTCGTGGTTTAAGATTAAAAGATAACAATGGCCATGCTACACTATACGATATAGCAGATGATTTAACTTATAATGGTAAAGAGAATTATACTTTAGCACATTTTAGGGAAAGGATAAATATCTATAGTGAAGAAGACTTTGATTATGAGATACACAACATAGAGTTAAACAATGAATCAAACAGTTAAAATAATAAAGTTAATTAACGGTGACGACATTGTTACCGTATTACCTACTGGCGACAAACAGTTACCAGATAATGGTCCTTTAATTAGACTAGATAAGCCTTTACAAATTAAGTATGTTCCTCAAATGACACCAATGGGGTTTAGAGATTATATTGCTATGATTCGTTGGACTAATTATACTAGTGATAAAGTGGTTACTATACCTAAAGATAAAATTATGACAATCACCAACGCCTCCCTTGAAATGTCAAACAGTTATGGTGAAATAGTAAAAAACTATGATACTCTTG